CGCCAGCGGGAAGATGGCCAAGCTGCTTGCCACGGCTATGTATCTCGACGGCACCGGCTCGGTTTCCTCGACGCTCGACCTCGATGGGTTCGATCAGGCGGTCGACAATGGAAGCACCTATGCATCCTATGGCGGGATCACGCGCGCCGATCTCGGAGTGGCCAACGGCACCAACAACGCCGGCATCAACGGCTATGCGGCGACCCTGAACCCGTTCACGATGCAGGGTCTCGACACCGCATACGGATCCAGCTGGTTCGGCAACGAGCACGTGGATCTGATCGCGACCACGCAGGCTATCTGGAACATCATCCAGAACAAGATTCTGCCCCAGCAGAGATTCCTGGAGGAATCCAGCGACGTGGCCAAGATCGGGTTCCAAAGCCTGCGCTGGAAGGGCGCGAGCATCGTCGTCGATCAGTATTGCCCGGCGGGTTATATCTTTGGCCTGAACACCAAATATGTTCAGTTCTGGATCTCGACCCTGCCCAAATATCAATTTGGGTTTACCGGATTCAAAGAGGCCCAGAATACCGACGATGTTGCCGGACAGTATCTGTTTGCCGGTAACTTCCTGGTTCCGGCTCCTCGGCTTATGTTCAAGCTGAGTGGCGTCACTTCCTAATGGATGAACGGAGGTGAAACATGCCTGATACTCTGTCTACATTTGGAACTTTGCAGACGGTTGAGTTCCCGAGCGGCGGGCCGGGGCTGGCAAACGACGCTACCCCCAAGGCCCCGCTTGGGGTCACCGTCCGGTACAACGGCAACCTCTACCGCTATGTCAAGTTTGACGATGGCGCCGACAATGTCGCATCCGCCGCTGGAAAGGTTGCCTATTGGAAATCCCTGGATCCGGCGAATGGAACCTTTACGGTTACCTGCGACGTATCCAGTGCCATCGCCACCGGCGTGAACATGTGCGCAGGCGTCTTTGGCAGAGCCGTCACCGACGGTTATTACACCTGGATCCAGATCTCCGGGGTTGCGCCCGATACCGTATGCGCAGCAAGCGTTGTTGCCGGCGACAAGCTGAAGTATGGCGGCGATGGGGCCTTTTCTAGGGCGGCTGCCGGCACTGCGGCTGCCGACGAGGTGTTTGGTATCGCCCTAGAAACCGTGGATCCGACCTATTATAAGGGCGATGTGCTCCTGATGAACCTAGATTGGTGAGGAGGTGAGCCATGGCAGCGCTTACTCCGGACAAGGCTGAAAAGCTGTCACTCGGTAATCGCGACGGGGTCTTGGCGACCTTCTCATCGATTGCCAACGCCGATACTTGGGCAACCGGATTAGGGACGTGCGAAGCTGTGCTTATCACCAACGGTGCGTCTGGCGCAAGCCTTGGTGCGACGTACAGCGGTGGCACCGTAACCTTTGCGGCTAGCACAAGTTTGGCCAACGTAAAGGTTTTGGCCATCGGATTCAAATGATGGCTTAAGCCTGAGCCTATGCGCGGGAGGGTCCGCCTGGATCCTCCCGCGATGGGTGATCTATGACTCATGTCGGACCCATTCAGCCATTTGCTGGCGGGGGTGCTGTTCAGGAGAACTTTCGCCAGATGGTTGACCACGTCCTTTCTTTCAACCCTGACTGCCCCGTCCAGCTCGTGCAGAGAAGGATCAACACCCGCCTAAGGCAGGTTCAGGACCGGCGGATGTGGGGGGGCCTGCTTGTCCGCGGCGAGATCAGCGTTCCGGCTGCCTACACGACCGGTTCGGTTTCAGTCACAAACGGGTCAAACATAGTATCGGGTACAAACACGTCTTGGCCCCACAACGATCTAGTTAATACAACGCTATCCCAGGCCATCACCGAAACAGATACCTATCAGAAGATTTATCCCGCGTCCATGAGCAACATTGAGGAAGGGGACTTCCTGCTGGTCGATGACGGGCAGTCGAGTGAGGAGGTGATCCTTGTTTATGACGTGGCCGGCAGCTATTTTTATGCCAAGCCCGGCAAGACGCACGCCCAGGGGGCCGGAATAACAAAGTCATCCTTGGTGAGGCGGCAATTCAGGCTTGGCACAACGCGCCCGTTCTACACGATCAGGGCTGTCAAGTCCGATCAGAAGCTGATCCTTGATTTGCCGTATTCGCACTCGTCAGCCACGGATAGCGCATATCAGATAGTAAAGGCCTACGTCACCCTAGGCAGAAATCTGCGGATGGTCTGGTCGGTAGTCATTACCGCTCAGGGATGGCGCCTGAAGCTTCACATGCCCCAGGAAGTTCTCAACGTCTACGACACCTGGCGGCAGACGACCGGCTGGGTCTATATGATCAATGACTACGCGCCGGATGAGATAGGCAGGTTCCAGTACGAGCTTTATCCCACCCCAAGCATGGAACAAGGATTTCCATATCTGGCCTATCGCACGGTTCCAGATCTCGTCAATGACGAGGATACGCCCCCGCCCGGCATTCCGTCCCATCTTCTGGTTCACGGTGCCCTGGCGGATGTGCTGATGTATAACCCGAAGTCGCCGTATTATGACCCGAACTTGGCGTCCAGATTTGCCCAGGAGTTTGAGCGCGATTTGCTTGCCGCTGCGATGGCGGACGACTCGCTCTATATGAACGCCCTGATGTGGGCCTACAGCAGATATCCCTTTACGCAGCATGGCGCTGCCTATTGGCAGAGCCACGATGTCGACAGCGTCTTCGGGACGATATGATTGACGGCTATGGCGTCTAAACACTCTAACCGTTGGAGAGATGATGGCAAAGCCGAAGATACTGATCGGAGTGCCGGTTTACCATGCGGTCCAGCCCCGGCCCTTCATGTCCTTTCTCTCCCTCGCCAAACAATGCGCCGCTGACGAGGCGCAATCCAAATACGCAGTAAGATGGGCCGTACCCGGCCCGAAGGTGAAAACGGTCGTAGCGAGAAACTCGCTGACCGATATGGCCATCCAGTTTGGGGCCGATTATATCCTCTTCCTAGATGACGACGTTATAGTGCCGCGGGATATTGTTTCGATACTCCTCGAAGACAACAAGGACGTCGTCGGTGGTCTATGCTTCAGATCCGGAACCCCGATAGAGCCATTGGCATTCAAATATTATGACGAAACGGACGAGTATATACCATACTTCGGCTATCCGAAGGAGTCGCTGTTCGAGGTCGATGCCATAGGGACCGGAGCCATGATGATAAGAACCTCGATCCTAGGCTCACTCAAGAGGCCATATTGGATAGGGTCGATTGACCCGATGTATGGCGAGGATGTGAACTTTTGCAAAAAGGCGAAGGATGCCGGCTTCAGCATTTGGTGCGATTCCCGCATCAAGGTTCAGCAGATGAGCGTGCCAATTCCAATTGGCGAGCTGCAGTATAATATGATCACGGAGGGCTTTAGACATGAGTGATAAGGATAAAAAGACCGTCGTTGCGGAAAATTATAGAGAGCCGCAGCGCGTTGGCTTGGAGCCCATAGGGCATAAGCCCCCCTTTGGGCATTCGGATTATGACAACTCTCTGGAGTTCTATGTGCCGGATTGTGGGACCAAGGCCTATGGCCAGTTTTCACATCCGTTGATGACGCACAAGGCTGACCTGCCGG